GTGGGCGTAGACGGTGTCGCCTTCGACGATCCGCTTGGTCTCGAAATAGCGGGCCGTGCGCCGTTCGGTATTGCGCTCGGTGTTCGGCGGCGTTCCGCGCTCGCTGGTCTGGATCAGGCCGAGGACGCCGTCGCGCTCTTCGACGATCAGCGCCGTGGTGCGGATCGGCTTGGGCGTGAAGATGTCCAGGTCGCCGAGCGCCGTCGGCAGGAACGGGACCTTTTCGATCGCCGTCGTCATCTCGATGGTCGAGAACGGATCAGCGTGGAAGATATCAAGCGAAACCATTCAGAGGCTCCATGGAGAAGTGGCCTGGCGATCGCGCGCCGGCGAGAAGGGCTTGCCCAAGGCCAGAAGGGCGTTGGGCGAGACCTAGCTGGTCGGAATGGCGCCGGTCAGCGTGCTGGGCGTCGAGAGGATCCCGAGCGCGGCGAGCTGAGCGAGCGCGGCGTTCTGCTGCGCGTTCGTGGTGACGTTGGCCCCCCAGATCAGTTCGCTGGCGTTGACCCTGGCCGGGCCACGCACGAGGGCGCCGGCCTGCTGCTGCGCGCTGGTCGTATCCTTGCGGTAGCTGCCGAGGATCGCGACGGCGTTCTGAAGGCCGTTCAACGCGGTCGGGTCGAAGGGCGCGTAGAGCCCCGATCCGGCGGCGATGGTGATGGTGAAGCTGTCGCCGACGATGAACTTCGCCGAGCCTTGGCCGAGAGTGAAACCGACCTCGTTGGCATACGCCGTGCCGACGGTCACTGTCGGGAGCGCCTTGCCGTTGGGATCGGTCAGGCTGAACAGCGCGACGCCATTGTCACTGACGATGATGTCGTAGCTATCGCCGGCGGTCATGGTTCCGGCGTTCGCCAGGGTGAAGCTGAGCCCCCCCGCATTGAACAGGGTGGCGACGTGGCCCTGACCCACCAGTTCGTTTTCCGGGTTGAAGACGTCGAAGGCCGCGGTCGCGCCCGTCGCGGTGAGCTCGAGGCGATAGGCGCCCACCTGGGCGGCTGCGCCGACGGTCACCGCGCCGACCGCGCCTGTTCCCACATTGCCCTCGTGGGCCTGGACCGTCGCCGCGCCCGCACCTGCCGTGGCCTGCGTACAAGCCATGGCGTAGGCGCCGACCGGCGCGCCGGCGAGGCTCTGCAGGCCGGTGAAGACACCGTTGCCGGTATTGCTGCCGGCGGCTTCGCTGATCGCGCCCTCGGCGAACTGGCCGAGGACCAGGCCGGCGGTTTCGAAGTCGTCGCTGCTATAGGGCGCTTCGTTCGCGCCATAGCCCTGCGCCAGGATGATCTGGGCGCGCGTGGTGATGCCATCTTCGGGATCCCAGACCAGGAAGCCCCAAGCGTGGCGAATTTCGGTGATCGGCGTGACCTTGGGCGTGCCCATTTTGGCCTCCTGAATTGAGATTGTCGGCGAGAGCCGGCTGGCCGCCGGCGGTTGGATTGGCCGCTAGGCGCGCATCTTCGTGGCGAGGTCGCCCAAGCCGCCGCCGCCGGGACGCGCGCCCTGAGCCTTGCCCAGCGCCGTGTCCCAGCTGGCCTGGATAGCCTTCTTGCCGGCGGCTTGCGGGACGTCGCCCGAGCCCAGATCCGGATTGCGCGAGCGGCGATCGTCGCTCGGCCGGCGGGCCTCGCCGCGCGCCGGCGTGCGCCGCAACACCGCGATCGCCTCGCGGCGGGTCATGGTGGTGTCGAAGGCCAGCGACATCGCGAGCTCGATATTGTCCTCGGCGGCGCGCGAACAGAGGATCGCCTCGCAGCGGGCCCGCTCGCGAAGCCGCGCCGCGGCGATGGCGCTCGAGCCCATCATTTCCTTGCGGCCGTCGTCGCGATCATCATCGTCGTCGGCCGCGCGGGCCCGGCGGGCGGATTTGCGCGAGCGACGGGCTTCGCCTTCGTCGTCGTCATCATCGTCGCCGTACTTGCAATATTCGTCGTCCTTGGCGCGCGCCTTGCGGGCCGCCCGCCGGCGGGACTGGCTTTCGCCTTCGTCCTCGTCCGGATCGTCATAGCGCTCATAGTCGTCATCTTCGGCGGCGCGGCGGCAGCGCTTCAGCTCGGCCGGATCGGTGTCGCCGTCATCGCCGCGGCTGGGCGTCTCGGCGCGCCGGCGCAGGGACGCCGGGTCTGTGTCGCCATCGTTGCCGTGCTCTGGGCTGTTCGAAGCGCGGCGACCGGCCCGGCGAGCATTGCCCTGGCCTTCGTCCTCTTCCTCGGCCCGCGCACCGCGGCGCCCGCCGCGGGCCTCGCGGTTTTCGTCGCCGTCGTCCTCATCATCGTCGCTGCGCTCGGCGGCGGCGGCGCGGCTCCGGCGCCCGCTGCGCGCGGCCGGGGCGTCATCGTTCTCGTCCTCAGCCCGTCGGCCGCCGCGATCGGCATCGTCCGCCGCGCGGCGCGCGCTGAAACCCGGACGCGTGAAACCCGCGAACCGAGCAAGCGACGTGCCGAACGCGCCGCTGGCGCCCTGCGCCATCAGACCAATCTTCGTCATGGGTGTTCTCCGAAAGAAAGGGCGGTCAGCCCAGCTGTTCGAGCAGGGCTCGCAACGCTTCGTCGGGCGCCATGACGGCGTCGGCGAAGCCGACATCGACGCCGCGAGCGCCGAGATAGGTTTGGGCCTGGGTCCGGCGAACGGCGTTCGCGCCCAGGTCGCGGTTGCGGGCGACCGCGGCGACGAACATTTCGCCGACCTGGTCGATATCCATCTGCATGCGCGCCTGCGCATCGCGGGAGAGCGGGATCGCCGGGTTGCCGTCGGCCTTGTGCGCCCCAAAGGTGATCAGCGTCGGCGTGACGCCGGCGGCGTCCATCTGGCGGCTGATGTCCAGGTGGATGTAGATCGCGCCCACATGCCCGGTCCCGCCCGTGCGCGGCACGGTGATTTCGTCGGCGGCGGAAGCGATCAGGTAGGCGGCCGAGAATGCGTTTTCGTCCAGGATCGCCCAGATCGGCTTCGCGCCGCGCGAGCGGTAGATCAAATCCGCCAGGTCGAAGAGCCCGGAGACGTCGCCGCCAGGGCTATCGATCACCAGGGCGATGGCTTCGACGCTCTCGTCAAAGAGCGCCAGGATGAACGAGCGGCGGATCCCTTCATAGGTCGCCAGGCCGAGGAACTCGGCGAACATTCCCATGAGGCCCGGCAGGCGCTGGACCAGCACGCCGCGGATCATGATCATCGCCACGCCCGAAACGACTTCGTAGGGCATTGGCGATTGCGGCTGTTCCGCGTCGTCGAGCATGGCGCCGTCGAGCGAGGCCATGATCCGCCGGTGCGCGGTGAAGAGCTCGGCCGGCTGGACGTCCGCGAGGGCGGCGACCACGACATCGGAGCGCGGATCCAGCAGCAGCGGCCGGTTGAACAGGTTGGCGCGAAGCGGGGCGTTCATCAGGCCGCTTTCGGCTTGACGGTTTGCTTGGTGGCGGTCTCGGCGACGGTCATCGCCTCGCCCATCCACTGCGGATGCGGCAGATCGAGCTCGTCCATCATGCGGCGCTCCCGGGCCCGCTTGCGCAGGTTGGTCTTCCAGTTCGAGCCTTGCTTGGCGCAGACGCGCTCCAGATTGGAGAAGCCGGCGTCGAGGCCGAGGATCTCGCCCTGGCGCTCGGCCACGGGATCGGTCCAGCCGCTGGCGGCGCCGATCCAGTAGCAGGCCGAATAGGCGTTGCGGGCTTCCAGGAAGTCCGGAGCGTTGCGCGGCATGATCTCGCGCACTTCCGGATCTTGGATCGCTTCCATCAGCCAGGCCGAATAGACCGGCGTCGCGGTGTTCTTTTCGAAGTCGGCGCAGCGGCGATCGTAGGTTTTCTCGGCCTCGGCGATGCCCGCGCGCTCCGAGGAATAGTTCGTGTCCGAATAGTCCCGGGAGAACTGCGAGGCCGTCATGCCGAGGCAGGCCGCGACGGTCCGCTTCATCTCGTTGGCGAAGGGCGAGAAGTCGCCCTCAACGCCGTCGGCCGAGACGGATTTGATGTCCTCGCCCGGCGCCAGCGTCGGGATCCGGACGTTGTTCAGGTGCAGCGCATGCTTCTGGTGGAAGCCTTCGCGCAGCGTTTGGTAAAAACCGAGGCCGCCATCGCCAGCGCCCTCGCCTTCCCCGCTGAGCGCGGCTTCGACCATCGCCTGGTCGAGGGGCGAGGTGATGTAGGTTCCAAGCACGCTCATCACCGTCGCGCGCTGCAGCTTCACCCCGTAATAGGTCGCCAGCATCTTCAGGCGGGCGAGGATCGGGGTCAGGATGGAGACGCCCCGGTGCTGTTGGAAGCGGTCCGCGTCGTGGTCGTGGATCACCCGGCGAAACCCGTCGGGGTCATAGCGCGGGACGTACTCCCACTCGACGGACTCGACGGCGTTGTACCAGTCGTTCTGGTGCGCCTTGCGGATGTGGTAGCCGAGCGGCCGGCCATTGTCGTCGACCTGGACGCCGCCGCGGCGGTGCTTGGTGTCGACCATCTGGAACGGGTTCGAAAGGCGGTCCGGGTCCACGCCCTGGAACGCGATCGAATAGGACGCTTCGCCATAGCCGACCCGTTCGGGCAGCCAGAAGGGCAGGATCAGGCTCTCGCCGTCGAACAGCTTGTGCTTGAGCGCCACCCGAAACATCTGGGTTATCGTCATCATGCCGCTGACGTCGCACCAGCGGCCTTCGTCATCCGCGAAATTGCGCCACTTGGCCTGGATGACGTCTTGGAATTTTTCGGCCCACTGGTCATCGAAGCCGCGGGCGAACAGCCGCAGGTACTCGAAATCCGGCTCGGCCACGAGCTGGTAGTCGCCGCCGATCGTGGAATCGAGGATCAGGTTGATCCCGCCGGATGTCAGCCCGTCATTACGGAAGACGTCGCGGTTGCGGGCGACCATGCGGTCGCGGTGCAGGTTGATCTCGGTGTCCGGGGAGCGGACCCAGGGCAGCCAGTCGCCGAACTCCGGCGACGTCCATTGGGCCGCGTCGTACGGGAAGAACTCCGGCGCCGAACCGTTCAGCGACGCCCGGGCGCGGGCGATATGCTGGCCGCCCCCGTTAGCCAGGAAGCGCGCGAAATCCCCCGCCCCGACGGGCAGCGGCGCGCCGTTCGGGCCCAGCAGCGCCGGGACGTTGGATTTCGGGGACGTCATCAGAAATACACCGACATAGCGCGACGCGGGCGACGGACGAGGCCGAGCTGCGCCTGCAGCTCGCGGATCCAGTTGGCCAGCAGGTTGATGTTCGCCCGGGTGTAGGTGACCGACTTGGTCCCATCGCCGGACGTGTAGCTGAGGCTTTCGGCAAGGCCGCCGGCCATCAGGTTCGCGTAGGCCGTCTGCGCCTGGGTCAGCATGGTCTGCAGGGTCGACGGATCAAGGCCGACGAGCAGGCTGTCTTGGGGGCGATAGCGCATAGAACGGGTATCCTACGCTAGGCGTGAGGCCAGCCTTTGAGCGCGGCCGATCGGCGTGTTCGGCGCCGCCGGCGTCTGCGCTGGCGCGTCCGTGGCTGTCAGGCCGGTTTTCGAGGCCGGTTGCATCGCCGGCTTGTTCGTTTCCGGCGGGATCTGGTTGGCCAGATGGGGCGGAAGCGGCGCTTTGACTTGCGACATCGTCTCGAGCAGATCCTCGAAATCCAGCTGCCCCTGTTCCTTCGGCGGCGGCGTCTCCCGCTCGGCCGCCAGGCGCGCCCAGGACTCCTCCGTCAGGCTCCGCACGCCCAGTTTGATCGCCGCGGCCTCGGCCTGCAGGTGCGTGTCGAGCCCTTCGTTGGCCTGTTTTGGATCCTTGACCCATTGGTAGACCGTAAAGCCCTTCTTCTGGACGCCCTGGCGGCGCTCGGCGGTCAGCTGCCGAAAGAACTCGTCATCCAGGCCGCGCGGCAGGCCGACGTAGCCGCGCTCGAGCGGGTCCAGCTTGGCCAGGTTGCGGTAGAGGCCCATTTTCAGGACCGAGGTCCCGAAATTGTAGAACCGGCGCGACCACTTCCGGATCTGGCCGGTGCGCTGGTTGATTTCCTTTTTGACCCGGGCCAGCAGCGGGGCGGTGTCGGAGCCTACGCCGCGGACCATCATGACCCGGCTCGGTGCGTGACGGCGGGCGAATTCCCAGACGTCTTCGGTCCAGGCGTTGCCGTCGATCGCCATCAGGTCGACGCCGGCGAGGCGCCCGGCGCTGTTCACCCAGGTGGTCTTCAGAAGGTCGTCCAGCGCGTCCTGGCACGCCTTGTCCTGGATATGGCCGTTGAAGACGCCGTAGTCGCAGATCCAGCGGCGGTGTTCTGATCCCCAGCCGACCCGCTGCCATTCGACCCGGTCGACCTGGCAGTCTACGCCGATGGTCTGCAGCAGCGCGCCGGCGGGGATATCGCCCTTCGCGTAGGCGCTTTCGGCCGCCCGATCGCGCAGCTGTTCCCAGGGAACGGTTTCGCCGGTGACCCGATAGGCCTCGCCGGCGGTGTCGTTCAGGAAAACCTGTTCCGAGGCCGGATCGCCTTTCTTCGCGATCCATTCCCGGGCGATCAGCTCGAAGCTCTGCAGGGCCCTGGCGTAGGCGCTCCAGATCCAGAAGCTGCGATGCTCGCGCTTCCGCTCCGGATAGGCGGCCCGCCACTCCAAGCCCTCGAGCAACTGTGTGCGGTGCTGTTCCTCAATCGGGAAACCACACTCGACACAGGTGAAATGCGCGTTCTCCGGATGCTGCTCATCCAGGTTGGCGAGCATGTTCTCCCAGGTCAGGACCTGCATCGCCTCGCATTGCGGGCAAGGCACGTACGGCTTTTCCTGGCTGCCGGCCTCGAAGTTCGCCGTGATCCGGCAGCCCGGCATGATCAGCGGCGTCGAGATCTTGAAGATCTTGGCGAAGGCGTGGGCCCGCGAGCGGCTATCGGCCTGGCTCTCCGGATCGCCGGCGGAGTTGTTCTCCCATTTGGCCAGGTCATCCTGGACCTGGCGCTTCATCGTCACCTGGCTCAGCGACGCTGGCGAATTGGCGCCGCTAATCTGGATCGCGCCGCGCCCGTCGCGGCGTTCCTTGTACAAAACCGAGTTGCCAATGTCCTTCGGGCTGGTCGGGAAAATCCGCGACAGGACCGACGTGCCCATCACCATGGGCATCCATTTCATCTTCGACCAGCGCTCGGCGTTCGGTTCGGTCGGATGGACACAGAGGACGTCGGCCGGATCCATGTCCATCGAGCCGCCGACGAAGATGTTCGAAAGCGTGGTCTTGCCGATCTGCGCCGAGGTCATCAGCGAGATGACCCGGCAGGGATCGTCCGGGCCCAGCGCCCGCAGGATCTCATCGAAGTACGGGAACAGCACCCGATTGTAAGGGCCGTGCACCGGGCTTTCCCGGCTGCTGAAAACGACGTTGCGTTCCGCCCAGCTTAGATAGTCGACCGGCGGCGGGGGATCGAGGACGGTGGCGACGGCGCCGAGGGCGAGCCGCTCTGGATTGGCGACGTGGATCGTCACACGAACACGGCCCGGTTAGGGCATCGCCTCGTCTTTGGCGCTCCAGATGAAACCAGGTTGCCAGTGCGGGCCGACCCCTTCCGGGCGAGCCGCGATCGGATTGCCATCCACATCGAACCAGCCGCCGACGCATTCCAAGTGCAGAAACCCGCCATCAACGTTCCGGACAACCCGATCGCCAACCTTGATCGCCTCGCCGCATTCGCAACGATTTTTCGCGTCGACAACCATCGCCGGCCTCCTCGCGAAGTTTGGTGGTTTGGCAACCCGGCGAACGCCGTTCGCGTGGCCTGAACCCTCTGTTCTCAGGCGCGCCCCTGAGCGGGATCGGAAACGTCGGCCATCATGTCCTCGATGACCGGCGCCAGTTCGGCCGCCTGGCTGCGCAGCGCCGTCGCGGTCCGCTCCCGCACCGTGCGGAACTCGGTGCGCACCAGGTGCAGCACGTCCCGCGGCGAGGCGTTGGTCTTCGCCGCCACGACGGCCGCGATCTCGCTGAGCGATCCCTCGAACACGTTGAGCATCAGGCTGGCCACCCGGGCCATGCCCGCCTGCGCCTGGTCGGCCAGGACATACCGCCCTTGCTCGGCCAGTCGCTTCTCCGCCTCGCGCTCGTTCGAGAGGCGCAGCGCCCGCAGGCGCTCGCGCTTGAACTCGTCCTCGACGCTGTCCCGCGGCGGATTGGCGTCGGCCTGCCGCGGCGCGTCCAGATCGAACCTTGGCGCGTCCAGGCGCGTTGAGAGGCCGTTGCCGAGCCGCTGGCTCATGTCGAGCTTGCGGCCGAGCTGCTCGAGGGCGACGGCGACACGGATCTTGGCGAAGCGCCCTTCCCCGTGCAGCGCCTCGCCGGTGAGCTTGCCTTCCCGAATCCACTGGCCCACCCGCGTCGGCGTGACGTTGGTCATCTGGGCGAAGGCGCCTTTGGAAACGAGCGAGGTCATCGGACCCCCAGGCTGAAGCGCTTCGCTAGCCTCTGCAAGGTTCAGTGAAGGCATCTGAAACTGTGAAACGCTGGCGGAACAAGGCGGCACGAAATGCCCGCATCTTCGGATGGTCGGGGAAGGACCCGCGCGCTTCAGACTATCGGGCGGACTTCAGCGCGGCTTCAATGGCCTTGTTCCAGTTGGGTTGGAGGCGGGCCGCCACCGTACGCTTGACGCGGACGTCGTATGGGATCCGCTTGGTGACCGTCGATGGCCGCGTGAACTGGATCAGCAGCTTGAGCTGTCCCGCGCCGGGTGCGTAGGCGCTGCCACGCTGGGCTTTGCCACGACGGACCTTGCCTTGTCGCGTGACGTTGACCCGCTGCCAGACGCCGCCGACCGTGCCGTGCTTGGTCTTGACCTCGCCGATGAAGATATCCGGCCGGCCGCGTAGCGCCTGCAGCTTGCCCTTCGGCAGGTTGCCGTACTGGTTGGTGGCGAGATCGCGCGGCGTCAGGATCGCCCGCTTGGAGCCGAGCACCTGGCGACCGCCGAAGGCCGAGGGTTCCAGGTATTTGGCCTGGGCGTCGCGGGCGAAGAGCACCGCGGTGAGGTTGTGTTTACGGGCTGGGATGACGCCGAAGGCCTTCAGCGTGAATGGCGTCGGGTTATCGAACTCTGTCGGCAGCGCCTTGGTCTCGACCTCGGCCGCGTCGCGGGCCGTTGCGGTCAGCGCCTGCGCCGCGGCGAAAGGGATCTGATGACGCTGCAGTCTATCCAGATCGCGAGAGAGCTGTTTCAGCGCCGGCCTAAGATTGAGCTTCAGCATGGCTGGACACCGCTGCGCACTCTGAGACCCGGCGTCTTGCCCGGTATCTCGGGGATCGGCCTGCCCGCTGGGCTCTTGTTCAGGGGGCGCGTTCGCCCTCAGCCGGTCGTCCCGTCGCGGTGTGAAGCGCGACATTGCCGCGAATGAAGGGACTGATT